ATACTGTCGGTCAATATACTGGGATTAAGGACAAGAATGGAACTGAGATTTACGAGGGAGATATTGTTAAGCATCGTGGCTATAATGGAATGATGAACTCTGTTGTCACATTTGAAGCAGGGGCATTTATTGTAGGCTACCACGAAGGAAGCTCAACAAAAAGAAGACCAATGCTCCTTAAGTCTAATGTTGAAGTTATTGGAAATATCCACCAAAACCTAGATTTATTACAATGAAGTGGAAAGAAGTAGCGAGGTATCGGGCAACGAATGCAGATAAACTCTTCGGGTGTGTAGATAGGATAAAGCCCGAAGAATTGACACGGCACGCAGACCCATTGTATGAGAGTCCCAAACGAAAGAAATTAGTACATAAGGAACCGTTGGGAATACTTTGTGAACGATGGTTTCGAATGCAGTACAGTGAACTTGGATTGCTATTATTTCGGATATCAGGATATAGAGATGATGAGAAGAAAGTTCGTAATCTGAATGAGAAAAATGGAGGAATACCCGCATTCTTTTTAAGTATACCGAGTGGTGGATTTCATGGATTGTATTTGGTTCTACCGGATACTTTAAATCTAGGAGGGAGCAGGTGTAGTAAACTTGAAATGATTGCTAAAAAAAATGGTTATGCTCACTGCGTTTGTCGTAATCTAGAGGGATTTATCTTAAATATTCGTTCCTATCTTCATGATGTAAAAAATGAGTATTGAATTGACACTATAAGCGAAAAATATGTTGAAATTAGAGATTATCGGCAATATCGGTAGCGATGCCGAAGTAAAAGAGTTCGGAGGGAAAAAGTATGTTTCCTTCAGTGTTGCTTGCACTGAGTATTCAAAAGACCAGAAAGGAAATAAAACGGAATATACAACGTGGGTATCTATCTTATGGTATGGTGATGGCGGAGGCTTGCTCCCCTACCTCAAGAAAGGGGCGAAAGTCTTTATCCGTGGCAACCTTAGAACAAAGGTCTACAACGACAAGAACGGAACGCCTCAAGTATCGGTTAGCGTCAATGCCTCAGAGGTTCAACTCTGTGGAGGCAAAAGCGATGGCATGTCATCTTCAACTGTTCAGCCTCAACGGGAAGATAATAGTAGTGGTTTACCATTCTAATTAGAGAGTAATGAAACCAATAAGGTATGATAACATTATAGCGATTGATCCAGACGTGACGCGCTCGGGTGTGGCTTTCTTAAAGCCCTCAACAAGGCATTTAGAGGTATCAAACTTGACATTCCCTCAAGTTGTTGATTGTCTTAATCAGGCAAAGAGTATTCATGGGCAAACAGGGGAAACTTTAATTGTTCTTGTTGAAGCAAGTTGGCTGATAAAAGGAAATTGGCACTTGTCATCTTGGGAGCGAAAGCAACGTGCAGCATCAAAGGGTTACGATGTAGGACGCAATCACGAAACGGGCAAGAAGATTGTTGAAATGTGCCAGCATCTTGGCATTGAGGTCTTGGAGCATTTCCCATTAAGAAAGTGCTGGAAAGGTAAGGACGGGAAAATAACCCACGAAGAATTATCTTCATTTACAGGATTGACTGTGCGGACAAATCAAGATGTCAGAGATGCGGTGTTACTCGCTTGGTCGTATGCTGGACTCCCAATTCGGTTGTCCGTAAATAAGTAAGTAATATCTTTCTATTGTTTTTATTATATTATAGTGATATATAATGCTATATTTGCATAATAAGATTACAGCAATAAGAAGATATGAAACCAATAGATTTTAAGCAGTCCACAAAAGTATTGCAGAAGCCATCAACGATGACAAATAAAGAGTGTGCATCACTTCATGTGTGGAGTGACGGCAAGCAATGTGTCTCGTGTTGGAAGCCGACGTTAAAGGAGCGTATAAATATATTGTTTGGTGGTAAGGTATGGTTGGGTGTCCTATCTGGGGGCACTCAACCTCCTGTGTTTGTTGCAGGCTCAAATGTATTCAAAAGACGTTCGCCTATTATTAGCTCTCTGAAGGTTATTATCTCGGCTTGCAGTCAGAATGATAAGCATAAGCATTTTGTAGCAGGGCTTGTTATTTCTCTTGTCTTGAGTCTTCTTTCTGGATTTTGGGGAGGACTTATCGCTGGAGGACTTATCGGTGGAATAAAGGAATGGTGGGACGCAAAGGGTCATGGAAATGTAGAGTTCTTGGACTTTGCTTTTACTCTGTTTGGAGCTATAGCAGGCGCATCTCTATTCTTACTTCTATCTAACTATATAAACGTTCCATTTAATCTTAATGATCTACTATGGCAAAGGTTTTAGAGACAAGCATTGATAAGCTGATACCCGATAATAAGAACTTTAACAAAGGGACTCAGTTTGGCGAACACTTAATGGATGAGAGCCTAAGAAAATTCGGACTAGGACGCTCTATTCTACTAGATAAAAATAATCGCATTATATCGGGTAATAAGACCACAGAAAAAGCCGGTGAACTTGGGTATGAAAAGGTTCTTGTCATCGAGACAGATGGCAGCACTCTTGTTGCTGTCAAACGGAATGATATTGACCTTGATAGTACGGTAGGGCGAGAACTAGCACTTGCAGATAACGCTACAAGTAAGGCTAATTTATCTTGGGATGAAGAAATGATAATGCAATGTGCGGAGCAGTTCGATTTTGACCCAGAAGAATGGGGCGTTTCGATGGGCGAACCCGAAGAAGAGTGTCAAGAAGAGTCTAAAAAGGAAATCGACACAAGACTAATCGTTGAGTGTGGTGATGCTACAAAATTATCATTGTTATTCAGAGAGTTACAAGATAGGGGGTTTAAGTGCGAGCTAAAAGAATAACCCTATCAATAAGAGAATCAAGATATAACAACAATAAAAAGAAGTTTGGACTATTATGGCAAAATATAACAGAAAGGTAGTTGAGCGGATTGTCGGGCTTTTGAAGTCGGATAGCTATACCATCGCTGAGATTTGCCAGCAAGTAGGCATTTCGCCAGCGACTTATCATAGGTGGCAAGATGAACACGAAGACTTCCGTCAGATGATAGACGAAGCGCACGAGGAGCGGATGCAATTCTTTGTTCTTGAGGCTAAGAAATCTCTCCTGAAGAAGATACAAGGCTATGAGGTAACAGAAACAAAGGTTGTCACCATTCCCGGCAAGGAGAAGGACGAGAAAGGCACCCCGAAACCGATTATCAAGGAGCAGACGAACACAAAGAAGCACGTTGCGCCAGATACCGCAGCAGTTATTTTCACCTTGACCAATGGCGACCCCTCAAGGTGGCGCAATAGACAGACCACAGAAGTAACAGGTAAGGATGGCAAAGACCTATTTAAGAGCCTTTCGGATGAAGAACTTGATAAGCAAATTAAAGAACTTGAAGGCAAGTTGAGCAAATGAGCAGAGATGAACGGGTAAGATATATGCAAGCATTAAAAGAGAGGCTGGTGCGTGATTCACGCACCAACCTTTTGCGTTTTACCCTGTCTACGATGCCTACCTTTGAGCCCGCCGACTTTCACCGTCGCTATTATGGTGTACTTACCAAGTTTGCGCACAAGGAGATTAAGAAATTAATGGTATTCATGCCTCCGCAACACGGTAAGAGCGAGGGTTCTACAAGGCGTTTACCGTCTTTTATTCTTGGGGAAAGACCCGATACAAGGGTGGCAATAGTTAGCTATAATGCACCAAAGGCACGCAAGTTCAATCGTGAAATACAGCGTATCATTGACACGCCCGAATATCAAGAGATATTTCCAAATACATGCCTCAATTCAAGCAACGTAACAACTGTTGCCGGTTCTTGGCTACGCAATGCCGATGAATGCGAAATCGTCGGTCGTTTGGGTGGCTTCAAGACGGTAGGTGTAGGTGGTGCGCTGACGGGTGAGCCTGTGGATGTCTTGATTATGGATGACATCTACAAGGATGCCAAAACAGCTTGGTCTTCAACGGTACGTGAGAGCGTTTCGGATTGGTACGACACGGTAGCGGAAACCCGATTACACAACAATTCACAGCAACTTATTGTCTTCACCCGTTGGCACGAAGACGACCTAGCGGGGACATTGCTAAGACAGCAGGGTGAATATCACCCAACAGAGAACCCTAACGGGTGGGTTGTCGTCATCTATCAGGCTATCAAGCAGGGCAAGCCTACCGAGTACGACCCAAGGGAAGAGGGAGAAGCCCTATGGGAAGAGAGGCACAATATAGAGAAGTTGGAAGCCATCAGAAAGCGCAATCCTCATGTGTTTGACAGCTTGTATCAGCAAGATCCGAAACCAAGTGAAGGGCTTATGTATGATCTTGGATTTACGGAATACCAAGTCAAGCCAGCAACGAAGTATTGCATTCGCAAGGCATACGTGGACACGGCGGACACTGGGGCAGACTACTTGTGTGCTATCGTGTACGATGAGACAGAGCTTGGCAATTACATTGTAGATGTTCTGTACACTCAGAAGCCTATGGAGTATACCGAGACGGCATTAGCCCGTATGCTAAGCAAGCACCAAGTGCAAGAGTGCATCGTGGAAAGTAATAACGGCGGTAGAGGTTTCCAAAGGGCTGTAGAGAAGCAGTGCCGAGTGTTGGGTAATGATAAGACTAGGTTTAAGTGGTTTCATCAAACCGAGAATAAGGATGTGCGTATCAATGTACATTCGGCTGCGGTGCAGAACCTAACATTTATGCCTTTGGGGTGGACTAAACTTTTTCCTGAGTTTGCATCAGCTATTAATGGGTATATGAAAGTAAGCAAGAACCCCCACGACGATGCCCCCGATGCCCTTACCGGGACAATAGAGAAGCGAAGAAATAGAGAG